GTTGAATTTGTTAAGCGCAGTGATATTGAAGTTGAAGCTGCGTTTAAATGCAGACAATTACTGGCATAAGAGGTTGGCGACCCCGTCCCGATTCCCACTTTGCCGCCATATGGGTTGAGCAATAATGGGTACGCTTGAGAACCAGTTTTTAAAGTTGATTGGATGTACTGAGCATCAGTTGATGAGTTGCCATAACCAATGTAAAGACCATACCCATTGGCGTGAGTTGATCCTCTGATAATTGTAGCAGCTCTAGTTACGGTATCAGCTAAACCTGTAAGAGTGCCAACTGCGTCCGTCCCAGTTACGTCCAATGCTGCAATCGGACTCGTATTCCCAAGCCCAAGCGCCGATGCCGAAGAATCCCAGAACAAACCTTGTGCAGCCGCGTCATTGTAGAAGCTGATGTCTCCTGTTGCACCATCAATGTCCATCGTTTGCTTTGCAGATGTAGCAGAATCTCTCTGGAAGATCACATCGCCAGTGCCTGTAGACCTTATATACAAATTAGAAGGAACTTGAATAATTCCGTTGCCGCTAGCCCATCCTAAAATGTTTTCAGAGGTTTGCAATGTCAACCCATCCGCCGTGACCGTACCCGTGACATCGATGCCTGTGGAGGTGCTGGCTAGCTTCTTGACTCCAGCATAATTTATTTCAACGTCTGTTGCGGATAAATCAACTTGCTTTATTCCACCCGCCGCCAAAGCCCAATTGTTTGAGCCTATGCGGTACAAACCGTTGTCTTGGTCTTGGGTGAACGTAATCCCTGGAGTGCCTACTGCGCCATCGTTAAACTTACCATTACCAGCGTAATCACGGACATTGGCAAAGTCTGAGATCAAATCGGTCACGTCTGAGGCTAAATCAGCGACCAAAGATTGAGTCGGGATGATCTGGTAATTTTGACCGCTCGCCGTTGACCCTAGATAAGTTGATGCTAAAGTGATAACGGTTGCAGAGTTAATCGTCTGAATCTCATACAATTTACCGTCAGGGGCATATAACGCCTCGCCTATCTGAGCGCCAACCAAAAAATTAGTGCCTGAACCTGTGACCGTTGCCGATCCGTTGGTTAGTGCAATGTTGCCAGTGTTATACCATGCCATGATAAGAGCCTCGTTTTATTTCCGCAGTTTAACTTAATTCGGTGGATTTGGGAAAACGACCTGATCTATAGGGGTCGCATCTGAGTAAGTTTCTGGCAGGTCGCGCAACTCTTGGCGATACGCTTGCCATGCTATTTTGTCTGAATCGGTCAATGGTGAGTCTGGCAATTGAGTCCAATCGCTTTGAGTTAGCAAGGCATTTCTTGTATCTCGCAAAGTCAGAGCGAACAAAAACGGCTCGATTTCCAAGTCAATCAGTTCGCCATCAACCAATTTCTTATTTAACGGATCGCCGTCAAACTCTTGATATGAACACCCGCTTGGGACGTTATCCTCAATCTCAGATTGCAAGCATTGAAGCTGACTCAAAATGTTTCCGTCATTGTCGTAGATAATAAACTTCTTCATCGTTTAACCTCCACGCATTCCAAGACCGCGCCAGCTTCAATTCTGCAAGTGGTTGAACCTCCTGCTTGAGCGGTATACAACGCTTCCAATTTGTAAGTTCTGTTTGTAACCACTGTGTCTGTATCCACAAAGATCGGCGTTGCCGTCCCAACAAAACCGCCGTAAACAGTAAACCCTGAAGATGTAAACTGCCCGACGTTAATTGTTTTCAATACAGATCCTTGTTTAAACCTGAATTGAAGGCTTCCATACTGTATTGCATTGCTTGCATTGATAAAAATGAACGATCCAAACCCTTTGATGCTTATTGGCTGCGCATGACTCGTCACTTTGTCATCTTGTAAAACAGAAGCAGGGGCAAATTGTAAAGACGCAAGTTCAGTCCAAGTCCCGCTAACCAATTGTTTGTCGGAAGCTAAAGTGCTGGTCCTAATTTGGCTGACCGCATCATCGCCAATTTGAAGGGTGGTAACGGCTAAATCTGCAATCTGAGCAGAATTAACACCCAAATCTTTTATCTTTAGGACGTTATTGCCTTCGACTTCCGCTGTGTCAATTGTGGCCCCATCAATTCGGATTAAATCCGCGTCTAGCTCGCCAACAAGGATTTCAGTCGCGTCTATGTAATTAAAATAAGCTGAATCCATATACGCGCCAGCAGGAATCGTTGTAGTTTTCCCTCCTCTGGTAACGTCGGTGTCTGTTGTGTAAACCACAAACGGATAGCTGTCTGATAAATCCCCAGTGCCGCCTATAGCAAATTGATCCGCTTTGACTACGAATGCCGAAGTAGCACCGCCACCTGATGCCGCAGTGGATATTAACGAAAATCCAGTGACGTGATTGTCATTGTTAATTTCAACGCCATAACCCGCCTCTATATGACCAAGTTCAGTGACGTATGCACTAGCGGCTTCGGTTATGGTGCCTGTTGTTCCGTCTGGCTTCGCAACTTTTATGTTTTTTGCTGCTGTTACTATTGCAGCGTCAGCAACCCAAGTCCCGCTTGCCGCTTCGCATAACGCTTTGTTTTTGTGATCGCTAACGTCACCGTCAATGACGCAATAACCTATTCTGACCTCGTTGTTTTCTTGTATTGCCCCGCTAGTGGTAGTGATTTCTGTCCAATAATTTGTATCGGTTGGCAAATTGTTTAATGACGCTTGAATACAGATATAAGGAGCGCCGCCGTAAACTGTGCCTTCGCCCACCGCATAGGTCTGGGCGGCTGAATACAAATCAGAGCCAGGCGGTAAATCAAGACCAGCAAACAATGTCCGATTGGTTTGTGCTAATGCCGAGTCAGCAGTAGCTCTGGCAGCAGCCTCGGTTAAAACTAGCCCAGCATTTGTTGCTAAGTCTTGGTCGACCGTTTCGATTAATTCCCAATACGTTGCGTTGGTCGGTAAGTTTCCTGTCGTTGGGCCTTTGGCTCGATATAGGATACCTAAATAAACCACTTCGTCATTGGTGGTATAGGCGGTTGCTGCGTTGTAGGTATCTTGATCGCTAACGCCAAACCGAGCCAATAACGTCTGCGAAGTGACAGACAGCGCCTCATCAGCGGCAGTTCTTGCGCTCGCTTCGGTAGCCACTTCTGCGCTGATTGCAGCACTAACGGTTTCTACCACAACCCAATAATTAGAGTTGGTCGGTAAGTTCCCTGTCGTTTCTTGCGTTGCCTTATAAAGCAAACCCGTATAAACGACTTCATCATTGGCAAGATATGTTGTTGCTGCGCTGTAAGTGTCAGCTTTACTAACGCCAAACCTAGCTCGTAATGTTTCGCCTGTATTAGTTAAAACAGAATCAGCCGATGTTCTAGCTGCCGCCTCGGTGGTTATAGCGCCTGTATTTTGTCCCACTGTAAGGGTCAAGCTGTCGATTCTGCCGCCCAATGCTGTATCGGCATCGGCTCTGACTGACTGCTCGGTTGTAATGTTTCCTGTATTAGTTCCAACCGTAGCGGTCAATGAAACGATGCTTGAGCTTAACGCGCTGTCTGCGTCTGCTCGCGCAACTTGCTCGCTGAGAATCAAGGCTTGGTTGCTGTCAATTAGAGCCAGCAATTCTGTTCTAGCCGTCGTGGTGGATACTCTCAGCTCTGTAACGTCAGCAGTTATGCTTGACTGGGCATAAGCCAAATCAGTTCTGAGCGATTCCCGTTGATTGTAAGCAGCAAGCAAATCCTTCAAGGATCGTATATTGTCTTTGTCGATTTGCTCTTTGAGAGTTATGGTATCCCGAACAGTCAATGTAATGCTCGCAGCGTCCAGCGCATCAATCTCAATTTCTGCAACCGATACCCTGTCAGTTAAAGCACTCAAATCTGTTTGGGATGCTTTGAGGGCAATCGCGGAGGTATTTCCGCTAATATCAATTTCGGCTTGATTTACCCTTGTATTAATCCCGCTTACCGTTGTTGAATCTGCTTTAAGCAAGATTGCCGCTTCGTTTGCGTCGATGTCGATTTCGGCTTGATTAACCTTTAGCTCAAGCGCATCCAAAGATGCCAAATCCGCAGAGTCTAATACCGCAGCAGCAATAGCATTGTTGACGTAGGTTACAGATGCCTTGAGGTTAATCGCCGCTTCCGCAGCATCCAAATCAACTTCTACAGCAGAAAATCTAGTGTCCGTTTGGCTGGACAATGTTTCAACCGCTTGGATTGTGACTGCGCCTGTTGATGGGTCAACGGTTATGCCAGCGTCCCGAACAATACCCAACTGCTCGCTTTGAGTCGTTGCAAGCGTCAGCATTCTGGTGGCTACTAAGTCAACGGTGTTCCCAATATCTTGGGTTTCATTGATGATAGTGGTTACTGACGTTTGATCTGCCTTAACGTCAATGTCTGCTTGCAAATCTGCTACTTCTTGATCTAGCGTTGTGGTGTCAGCTTTGCCTGATATAGTCGTTTGCAACGTGCTATTCAAAAAGTTGTAATCAATAATTCCTGCGGCAAAATCACCCGCGCCCAACTGAATCGTCGTTCCATTGCCTGCGCTAACCCATGCGCTTGCGTTGCCCGTTCTGTCTACCGACCTTAGCCAATAGTATCGCGTCAAGACCACGGTATAAGGGCCATCGATAAATGAGGTTCCGCTTGTCGTTCCAATGACTACCGCATCGCCTTCCGTCGCAGTGCTAGATCGTTTGATCTCGACATAACTAAAATCTGAATCAGTCGGGTTTGTCCACGTTAAATCAATCTGCTGGAAAGCACCGCTGACGGATGGGCTTGTTGGCACCCCTGGCGCTGTCGTATCAACCGCTGGACTAATACCTGTCGTGGTTAAAGCCGTTGACCTTGCCCCAATTGAGTTAATTGACCTTACCGATATGGCGTAGGTCTGACCGCTGTTGAGGTTAAAAATATAATACTCAGGACTTACTACCGTTGTCGTTTCGCTGTCGCCACCTGATGCCGTCCAAGTAATCTCATAACCAGTCACAAACGAATCGGTTGATGCCGTCCAGCTAACATCGATGCCAGAAGTTACCGAGCCATCCGCGTTCGTTACAACTGAGCCAGTGGCGACTAAACTGGTTGGTGGCAAGACCGTAAACGGATCTGGAAGGTTGGTCGCTGGGTAATCGCGTTCTTCTATTGCGGTGTCGTATGGGTAAATGCCCGATTGATACTCAACCATGCTGACGCTGCAACCGCCGTCATAATTCATGGTCAGTTCTTCAACTTGGAAGGGCTTGGCAGACCATGCTGGCGTGTCATGCGTTACCGTTACAACATCGCCGACCGATAGCTGTAAAGCCTCGCTGGTCGTCTTAAATTGGACCCTGATGGCGTTCCTTGACCGCAACAAAATGATTCGGGCAAGATCCCGCGCCGAGTAATAATTGGTGATGGTGTCGTTGTCGAAATTACCGACCAACAACGTGCCGCCGTCTTCTGCTAAGTAGGTCGTTTCTTCGGTTGAGTCAGCGTCGGGCCATATAGCGTCATCTGGCTCATAATCCAGCTCGTAATTTGGAAACTTGATAATGACTCGGTTGTATTTATCTTGCTTGCTTTCGCCCTTGATTCCTATGCCGCCGACGATATTGCTTTTGTCAAACGCGAATACACTGGAAGCCGCCTTGTCAATTCTTAGACTGTAGACCCCTTGGTTGTATGGCAAGAACCCACGGCAACCGTTAAGCATCATCTCAATATTGGAGAACAGCGTAGCATCCGTTTGGACAACGGCGTTGCACTCGAACAGCTTGCCAGTCGTTCCAGTCGTGTAGAAAGTAACCACCTCGTCGCAGTCTGTCGCCGCTTGCGAAAATGCGGTGTCGTCAATCTGCGCTGAAGTTAAACCTTTGCCGTATCTGGCATTGGTCAAGTAGTCCCGAATACACAAAGCTGGGTTGTTGCTATAGGCGGTCGTTGAGTTTCTTGGATCAAATACTTTTCGCCCTTGGACTACGCAAGTAATGTCTGGGATGTTAGAAAATACGTCTTGATCCCACTTGATACGGAACGCGATATAAGCAACGCCCCTCAATCGGTGAGCAGAAGTCCAACCAGCATTAGCCTCAGTCAGCAGCGAGTCATAGGTTTGATCGTCTGTGCCAAGGTGGACGTTGTGCGTGACTAATCCACTGAAGCGAGCGTCGGTGATTAATATATCGTCAAACTTGATTTGACTGACTGCGTTGATCTCGCCTTCGCATAGAACGTGCGCTATGTATAGATATTCGTTAGGGTCGCCGCCTGTTTCGTCTCGGGTAGATATGAAAACCCGCGTACCACCGACCCGCCTGGTTCCGTAGATAACAGGGATTGGCTCAACATTAGATTCCTTGTTGAGCAATACGCCGCGCATAGCATCGGACGCTTTCTTGGCTTGCTTTTGGGCTTGCCTCGTCGCTACATAGCTGACACCAGCACTAACCGCAAAGATCGTAGCTAATAACCAAAACCCCATTATTTACGTCCCCATTTCAAATCTTTGATGGTCTTTGCTGCAAACTCAAAGCCTAGATCACCATCAAAATACAGTTGTTGCGTATTGTGGTTTGTTCGCCGCCCGTTCTCTTTCTCAAAGTCTTTCCAGTGCGAGGCAATCTCAACGGTCAACTTGCTTTCGTCTTCGGTATCGTCAATTGAATAACCGACTATCAACCCGTCGAAGATTAGTATTGGAGCGCCCACAACGTCGTCGCTGCTGTCAATGACCGCCCGATAAATCTTAGCTGGCACGTCAATATAATCATCGCCCAAGAAAATAGCGATATAGGTCTGCTCAACCCCTGAAAGCGTGATCGATAAACTATTAACACGCAGGTCAGAAGTTTCGCTAACGTCACTCACGCCCATGAAATGAGGGCTGCTAACCCAGTTCGTTGACAAAGCAGACAGGTTCCTATCCCAATCAGTCAATCGGATCACGCTGTCAAAATCGAATTGGATCAGCGTTGCAAGGTTAAAGTTATCTTCACCAATTGCCGTGATCGTTGCTGCGTCAATAGTCCGAGTCATTAAACGGCCTCGATCATGTCAATCTCGTAATCAACGAGCGATGCTGAGCCTAGATTAAATTCTTGCACGTCATTATTAAGCCGAACGGTAAATGGCACGCTGTCAAAGGTCACTGCGTTATCGTTAGGCACTGCCACTCGTAGCGCTGGCTGGATAGATATATTGCCATTACCAGCCCGATCAGCCGTTAGCATGTAAACTTTGCTGTGATTGGCAAATTTAACCATGTCGCCAGCTTTAAGCGTTCCAGTTACTCCGTCCACGCCCACAGTTGTCGCGCCTATATCTGCCGCTCCGTTGACTAGAATAGTTCCGCTGGCATCGCCTGACTTGCTGCTGATCTGCGGCAATACAATCGTGAAAGTCTCGGCTGACCCACGCTGCGCCATAGTGAAAACTAAAATGGGCGCAAATTCTGATCGGGTCATTCTTGTATATTGAGCGCTGAACTCAAATCGTTGTCCACCAATGTTCCTGACTTGCGTCCTGCCTGAGATGCTTTGGCTTGACAGGTTATAATTGACGCTCCTGAAGCCTACGGTGCTGAATATCGGTGTTGTTGGGTATGTTCCGCTCATGCTATTGACACCCTGCCACGGTCATTGACCGCTTGGTTAATCATAGAAATTATTTGGCCTCTGCGAGATTGCAGTAACCTATCAAAGCCAGCAGTATCGTTTGCTTGAATGGCAAAATTGACATTGACTTGCGTTTCGTTGCTGCTGTTCGTGCTGCTCATTGCAGCCTTCAATTGATCGTTGCTCGATATACGACCTGACCCGCCCATTGTAAGCAATTCTGGGCCTCTCTCGCCGACCAAGTAGCTTTCGCCACCCCTTACTTGCCCACCTAATGCTCGGCCTTGTAACCCTGCTATCGTTTGTCCTGCGACAATCCCCAAAGAGATAGCACCCATTGCTCGGACAGCCGCCTCTGATGCTAAAAACGCGGGTAATCCGCCTAGCATCGCAGCCTGAGCTCCTGCTGCTTTCGCCGCAACTTCGGTTGATACAATGATCTGAGCCATTGCAAGACCTTTCTGTAGCAAGAATGCAGCTTTGGCAGCGGCAGATTGTTCGCCAAATGCGTCGGTTAAAACGTTAGTCAACTGACCCGCAACCGCCGAGGCTCTGGCCAGTACCATCTGCTGCGTAGCTTCCCGAATGTATGCGCGTCTTTGTTCTTCCCTTTGGGTGATTGCCGTTTTTTCTGCTTCGGCCTGTCTGAGAAGTTCTGCTTCCACCGCATAAAATTCGGCATCGTTGATTAAGCCTTGATCTCTTTGGGCTCTTTTTCTTGCTATTTCAATCTGAGCGTTGGCATCGATTGCCGCTAATC